TCTAATGCAAGGCTGGCAGTTCGTGCCGTGCCTGGTGTCACAGCGTCGGGCGCAAGTGCGTTGTCTAGTGCAATCGACCACTGCCCACCAGTTGCAATTGTCCATTCTGTATCGCCTTAGTGACAAAAACATGCTTGCGTCCACGAGTCGGAATCGTGATGGCTCCGTCACCGCTTGCAACGTCGAATACCTGTTTGAAATCGCTATTGTCAGCCGTGCCGATTTTCAGATTGAGTAAACTAGACATTTCTATTTCTCCCGTTTCATGGTGTTAGGTGGGAGGACTCACCCAGCACACCCAATCATTAGACGCCAACGTTATAGCTAATGCTTGCAGCTTCGTTGTCACGGTTTACCATGCCGACACGCATCATTACCACGATATCGGTGCTGTCACTGATAGCATCACGCTGAACCTCAAACGTCATTTGTCGCTTGTAGCCCAAGCGCCACTGATCCCAACGGACGGCAAGAATGCTGCCAGTCGTGTTGTTGGCTGCGGTGTTCAAATCAACTTTGCCGCTTGTGTTAGCCTTCAGACCATAGGTGGCATCCTGATTGGCTCGGTGCATGTTGGATGAGGTGATAACGTTATGACCGTAGAGATTGACAAGGTATCCATTCTCAATCGTCGGAGAAACGAACACGTCACGGGTTTTCACCTCTGCCAGTTCCAAGCTCTTCCAGTGCGACCACATATCGATGATGAAATCGACTGAATCACGCTGCGCTGCATTGCGTCCAGCCAATCCAAGCAATTTCAGAGTTTCGAGATAGTCCTCAACGGTCAACGTGCCTGCACTGCGGCTATTAGCGGTGTTTGTCACCAATGCCAGCTTGCGGAAGCCGTCGAACAAAAGATAAGCTTCGTTGCCTGCTGGAGTGCCGCCGATGCTGTTGATATTCGTGGTTGCGCCTGTCGCTGTATCGCCATCAATGATGATGTGTTCCAGAATTTCGGCTGCTTCCAACGTCAAGTCACGGCGCAATTCAGACACCCACGGAATCAAAGAATCCTCTTCGAGTTCGCCAGTGTAGTTGATAGCCGCACCCAATTTCGACACAGTCAACGTCTTGTTGGCTGTACCCTTTTTGCTTGTGGTGATGGTTGGAGTGACACGTCCTGGATTAGAATCTTGTGCTGATGCCTGTGCGACTTTGTAGAACGTCGGTGCTGTGCCATTGAGAGGCAACACAACCGACTCGCTACCTTGCGGAATCTGCACGGTAGGAATCTTTGCAGCGATAGGAGCCGCCAGACGGATTTTGTCCCAAAGCTGCGAACTGTAAGTAACACCAATCCATTCATCGCCATAGTTAGCAAGTGTTGATTGGTTCAACTCATTTGCCTTCATCGGCATTCCTGCCATTTTCATTGCCGACTTACTGGCAACGAACTGACGTTCTGTGTCTGTCATCTCAGCCAGTTGAATGGCGAGATACTTGCGCAAGTCTTCGCTAACACCAACGCTGCGATTTGCCATTTTTGCAGCCGACATAATGCCAGCCAGTACAGCGGCATCGGTTGCGTCAAGGTTGTCGTACTTAGCGACATTGCCGAACTTTGCAACGTGTGCGGCTTCAACACCACCAGGCAAGCGGCGAGCTTCTGCGGCTTCGGCTTTAGCTGCGGCAAGTTCCTTGTCTTTCTCAACAAGAGCGGCTTTTACAGCCAGTGATACTTCTTCCTCTTGTGCCTTCTTCTGCGCTTCCTCGGCTGCTACTCGGTCTCGTTCAGCCTTCAGCGCATCATTTACCAGTTTCTGAACATCTTCAGGATTCATGATATTTTCCTTATTTTTTACACTACTGATTGTTTGCTGTTGGCTATTTGCTGCTACATCCGAACCAAGTAAGCCGTCGCTTACTTCTACGCCGTCTGTCTCTGAGCTTTCGCCCTCTATGTCAACAGGCAAGGAAAGTCCCGCCTGCTCATAAACCATCTTCATTACGGGTGTTACTACCGCCCGACGATTTGCCGGATTCTTGCCGTTGAATGTGTCGAATACCGACAACTCAGCCAATGGCCATTCAAGCAATTGTCCATTCGCTGCCTTGCGTACAAGATGAGCAATACTTCCACTGCTAGCTCGTGCCATTCCCTGCTGTGCGGCATCCCATACCGCCTTAGCCTGTGCTACTGCCTTATCTAGCACGCCACGAAACCACACGCCATCCTTGCGTACTTCGTAGCCTGTCGTCTTGCCGACATAGATAGGCTGTGCGTCCGGTTGTTTTTGCTCGTTGTATCCATGAAAAAAAACAAGTGGGGGAGTAGGAAACTTGTCCAGATGTAGCTTTGTCTGTGCAGTAAAAAATTCACCATCACTATCTCTATCGCTAGGCGAGCCAAAAGGCACACCCAGTATCTCGATTTCCCAATCCCCGCTATCGCTTTTTACTGCCCTAATCAATCCATCCATGATTTTTTACCAAACAAAAACGGCGCAATCTATAGGAGTTGACTCCTACAAATTGCGCCGTCAATGACTCATTGTCAGCTATATTCAGTTAGTTATTACAGTGTTGCCGCCGCTGCTGCTGTCCTGTCTGTATCGGCGGTAAACCTAACAACCTGTGTATCTGTTGCAGCCGACTGAGTAAATACGCTCTTTCGTCCTGCAATTCCTTGCGTGAGACAATCACACCATCGCCTGAACTATTCGTAATTATACCATTGTTTCGTGTAAGTTCCAAGCTGTTATTCACTATCTCAGCGCCTCACTTATTGCATTCTATTGCTGCCAGTACAGATTAATTCTACGAACCATTCGACGTGTCAAATCTCCAGAAAAACCATTGATTACATCTCTAGCAATCCACCATCTGCCTGTGTGCATCCAAGCCTGATCGCCACCAGAACCAACTACATACCCTGCATACAATCTGCCACGTCTGCCACGTGCATCATTTAATATATTGTAGGATGCCGACTTTTGACGAGATACACGCCATCTATTAGCCAGTTGTCCAGTCCTAACATAATTTTGCCCTGGACGTTTGGATGGATACGGCGTTCCTTTTAATAGCTTTGCCATGTCACGAGACCAATCCGCAACTTCCACATCAACAATATCCGGCATGCTAGAAATCATGTACCTGAGTTTGTTTTCTATTCTATTTACGCCAGTTATTTTTATATCTACATTCATTATTTATTTTTACTTATCACAAGCGGATTCCATCGATTCGACCTATCAATACATGAATCGCAATGCTCGACGTTGGATAGTGACCAATAGCACAACCATTCGGTTTCTGTTTCTTTAATGTTCCAGTAGCATTTGCAATTCGTCATACATTCGGTTCTTCCGCTACCTGGGTAATCTGGCAGGTCAGGAATACCACGACTAGCAACCTTCGCCTTCTCAAATGATTGACTGCTAGCCTCCATATACATCCGTGAGCGTGCCGCTATCTGAGACTCTGTATATCTGCCTGCTCGAATTTCATCCGAGAATCTATTCAAATACTGATACTGGTCTCTAATGTCATGTCCTAATTTGCCCCAATCTGATTTGGTCATTGTATTTCTTCCACCATGACCCAGCATGTACTGATGTATAAATGAGTCCTTTACCTCCTGCCGCATCGCAAGCGTCCATTGATTGATGTTTATGTCGCCAGATGCCAAACTGCTCGCTAACTCATTAACTCTGTTTTTTGCGGATGTAATAACACTTTCTCGCAATTCCAACATTCTAGTATTGCTTACGTATGTGCCGACACGCTGATTAAGTGCCTCTGCACCTTCTGCCGTGACACGATAACGCTTTGAGTTACTATCCCATTGCCAGTATGACATTATGTCACCTCGGCATCCAGCAAACCAGCGAAGTCAGGAAACAGGCTATCCCACTTGCGCAATGCAAAATCAACATCATCATCTGTAATGTTTAATTCAATAGGCAATGGTGGCGGTGGTTCATCATCTCCCCGTGGCGTAAATCGGTTTCCTTTTACAGCCACTCCTCGCACATCATCGGCTATCTCGTGTAATTCATCGTGCGACAAGTACTCAGCTTTAAACATGTGAATGTCAGCTTGTGGGCGCTTCTTTAGCCACGCCTTAAATGCCTTCACTTCTGCACGTTTGGCGGTATCGTTCGGCTGTGCATCGTTCGTGTCTGGCTGTTTGTCCTGTTGTGCCGTTTGCTTTTCCTGTTGCGCTTGCTGCCGTGCCTCGTCCTGCGGCTTGTCTGGTGGTAGGTTGCCCAACGGTTGCAACATCGGCTCTGGTGCTGGCTGCTCAATCTGTGGCGACATACGGTTGGTTTCGACTACAAGCAAAGCGCCACGCTCATCACCAATCGGCTGTTCGTTGTAGAACTTCTGCCTAATTTCATCCACCGTATGCACACGCTCGGCGGCTTGCTGCTCTTGCAATGCTAACAGTCTGTCACTTGGTCGAATGTCTTCAAACTCGCCAACTAAGTTATCGCCGTATGATGGTAGAATGTCGTTGGTAATTTTCTCGGCAATTTGCACAAGCTTAGGGTATACACCCATGCCGATAAACGTTGACTTACCCGCTACGCTGTTTGCTTCCGTTGCATTGACTGCCAGAATAGAAGATAAACCAGGCGCATAAATGGCAAAGATTTCCTCTTTGGTAAACGTGCGTGCCTGTAGAAATTGCATGTCATTCTGTGACATTGCCATTTGCACCCACTGCACACCACCCTGCCCGACATTGCGCAACATCATCAGGCTACGCTTTGTGCCGCCATGTTCCCGCTTGATTTCGTCTTTCATCCGCAACCAATCGGAATCATTGATTGGGTCGGCGAACGCTAATGCGCCAGGTACTTTGGCGTTATCCTTTGCGAAAAGGTTTGTGTTCCATTTCTGCATTGCCATCTCGCCCTCAACATCTGTGGCGAGTGATTCAATAGGCGATAGTCCAACAAACGTATTCAGCGGATGCCACTTGCGAAAATGGACAACCTCATGCGCTTCTAACGGAACATTTACGCCTGCGTCTGGCTCATACATATAGCCACGAAGGAACATGCGCCCATCTGGAATTGGCTTCACCTTATGCGGAGGCAACACCCACAATTCATCAGGCGTGTTCTTCTCGCTGCTACGATTGAGCCACCAGTAACAGTTACCTGTCAGCGCGAGACAACTAACTGTCGATACCAAGAACTCGAAACGGCTATGTAACGGATTCGGCTTGCGGAGTAGCATCTCAAACGGGTGATTCTCGATAGCGTCTGTATCTTCACCATCCATCGCCATCACGTTAAACTTTGTCGTGGCTGCCTGCTCTGCTACCGCTGCAACGGCTATCTGTACCCACGACAACCGTTGGTATAGCTCTAGCTGTGCCTCTGGCAATGCTCTATCAGGTATTGTGTATTGTGCCGACTCAGCATCAGCACGCAACCATGCAGGCGCATCGCTCACTTGCGCTTTTGTGTATCCTAGTCGTCTCGCAATGCCGTCTAACAATGCCATGTATCGTCCGTTGAAAATAAAAAATCCGCTATAGAAATTATAGCGGATGAAATGAAAATTACAATAGGTACTTATGTACTAAGTTTTTGCTTAATAAGATTCTCTGTATTGTAATTTTTTATCCATTGGTTTGTGTAGTCTCCACATAAAACTTAACAGCTAATTCTATAGTCGATACGCACCCTGTCGCCTTGCGTGCGCTTGCCAGATGGTTACGTATAGTGTTCGGTGATAGCTGCAATTCTCTTGCAACCTGTTTCTGTGTTGCGCCTGTAACAATCTGTGACATAACCTCTTTCTGTCGGTTCGTGAGTTGTTCCATAATTGTCATTAGCCATCAAAAAATTACTTCCATTCAATCAAAACGTTTCCGTATCGTCTGGCAAAAACAAAACTATTGGTATCTTTGTCAATCATCCACTTTCCATCATCACCACAAAGATAACAATCAACATAGCCTGCTATATCGTCAGCCTCAAACGCATCATTAGTTACATCGGCTCCGTCAAGAAAAACACGAACCTTGCACACATGTGTTTCCGTTGTGATTTTGCCGAATTTGTCCATTCTGTTCGATGGTGTTTTTGGAATTCCCGCCGCCATTGCAGTCGTTGTAGATGCAAATGATGCCGCCACCGCTAATACAGTTGCAAATTCTATTGTAAATCGTCGTCTGTTTAGTTCCATGTATCACCTATTAACTACTTCTCTAATATTAAATACCCAGCCTGCGAACTAGCAATAAAAGAGCTAACAGTCTCTAATCTATATTTCCATTGCGCATTGTGCCACACACGAACAACTATGTATTCGTCATCCACGATTGCACGGATGTGAAGCAAAGCGTTATTGCGGTTTCCTTCGTTGTAATGCAATCGCCATGTTTGCCCAACTTTTACAATTTCGTTGAAGTTATCGCTTGTTAACATGGTTATGGTTTACCTACGCAAAATCAACTAATCCCGCTGGACTCATGTATCTAAATATAACGTCTGGTGCTGCGCATAAACAAAAACCGTCACCGTCATCAGGCGAGCGTCCATTGGCATCCTTGAACTTCTCTTTCTCCGTCAATTTCTTCACCGTGCGCCCTGACTTGTTTACAAATGTGTACGTTCGCTCTGTTAAGTCCGATTCTAGCAATGATGGCGCATTCTTTATCACGCACCCCTTCAACGTTTCGGCGGCTTCTGCGTAAATCTCCGTACCTAAATCGGCGTAGCTTTTCACATCGTATGGCGTGCCGTTGTTGTGTACTTCGACAATTGCAACATCATCAAACATTGCGTTGAAATCGATATCAATCCTCAACGGATCAATGATGCCCGATGCGTAACCGCCGCCGCCGTCAACACGTAAATGTAAACGCCTTGCACCTTTCGCCCTATGCGCTACGCACACTTTGCGAATCTCATCTCTATAGCGGTTTGTGTTTTGTCCCTGTATGGAGCAATGCCGCCAAATTACATCCTTCCACCTGATATAGATTGTTCCGCTATCTGTGCCGTATCTAGCAACATCTACGCCTATCCTCAGCGTATCGTCACCAACGTTCTGCGATTGCGCTTTACATGCCGCTTCATATCTGCCGACTGTAACGAATGTATTGTCTGACAAGTTAGACGGCGCAATGCCCAGCACACGAAACAAAAACTCTGCATCTGGTCTATGGATACCATCACGCCACGGCAATGTAAACGTGTGATTGTCTGGCTCATGCCTATCTACAATCTCGCAATGTTTCTCTAGCATCGTCTCGACATACTGCCGACGTACCGCACCAGGCACTAGCTCTTTATCGGCTAACACGTTGGGGTGATAGATGCACGATATGCGAAAGTTAGCCACATCACTATACACACGTTGCTTATGAAACTGGCTAATGCGTGTTCGTGGATTTGCCAACATGAACACAATAGCGATGCCGCCCGATGTCATAGACTCAATCGCATCATACACGAAATCGGCAACGCCTTCAGCCTCGTCAACGATAAACATCAGGTACTTACCATGTTGCCCCTGTACTGATTCCGTATCGCTGTTCTGTGTGGCTCTACCTTCCGCAAAATGGTCTGGATTGTCATCTCCAAAATCCAAACGTGGAGTTTTCAATACACGCCCAGGTAGGTTATTTTTTCTTCTGTCTGCTCTGATTTCCTTCCATAGCAAGTTGTTAATTTGGTATGCCGTTGGTGCAAAGCTGTAAATGATTGAAGGTGTACAGGTGTCAAAGAAATGAGAGAAGATACCTGATGCCAGCTTTGTCTTACCTACTGTATGTCCAGCCTCAACACGTATACGGTTTTTGATGACTTGCCCAGGTTGCCAGTACTGCAAATCGTTCTCCGCAATCACACCCTGTTCGTAATCGTCCCGCTCGTGCAACTGGCGTAATGCTAGCTCATACGCTGCTATTACCTCTACCTGTCCAGGGTGTTCGGCATCGCCTGCCCACGGTTCCCAGCCTAGCTTCTCACGTATGTAGCGTACAGTCTCAAAGCGGTACTGCTCTAATGGATTCGATTCTGTTTTATTAACACGTCTTCGTCTTAGCTCTAGCTCTGCCGCCGCTTTAACCTTTAATGATTCGCTGTAAATCGTCATCACTTAGTTTTGTAACATCCAAATTGACATTACTAGTTGTCGGCACTTTCCCATAAGCTACCTCAAAAAAATACATTTGCAACCGTGGGTCTTTGCTTGCAGCCCACTGACGAAGGATAGCTTCAGTTACTGTAACCGTGTCGCCTTTACTGTTCGTCACTTCCTCATGGGCGATAGATTGCGCCAACGCTCTAGCGGCATCAAATGACTTTGGACGCCCCTTGCGATTTATGCGCTTGTCGCCTTTGACAAATCCTTTGCCAGTAGCGCCGCCTGGTTGTTTTTCCGTTGTATTACTGTGCATCTAATAGTATCGGCTCTTTACCTGTCACATCTACCCAACGCTGAATCGCTACTGCAACATATGCTGGCGAAATTTCTACGGCTCGGCACTTGCGGGATAGGTTTTCACAGGCGATAATGGTTGTGCCACTACCGCTGAATGGTTCGTAAACGATTGCGGCATCTGGCGGTGGTGGTGGAACACCAGGTGACTCTACAACTCAAGTTCAATACAACAATGCGGGTGCATTTGGTGGCATTACAGGTGCTACAACTAACGGCACAGCATTGACATTAACAGGCGCAATTCTTAATGGAACTATTGGTGCTACCACACCATCTACTGGTGCGTTTACTACGCTTAGTGCTACAGGTACTACAGTTCTGGGAGCAGCCACTGGGTATGGCAGCCGTTTAGATGTTGTGCAATCTGGAACCAGTACAAAACTTGCAATTTTTACCAACACTACTGACGCTGATTTTGAAATTAAATCAACAACTGCTGGTGTGATGACAATTGGCCCAAACACTGGGCTTCTAACTTTTCAAACTAGTGGCACAGAAAGAGCCAGATTTAATACTACAGGCGCATTTGTTCTTGCGGGCGGCACAACTACCGCAAATGGTATCGGCATCACATTCCCCGCAACTCAATCAGCATCTACAGACGCTAATACGCTAGATGACTATGAAGAAGGTACTTGGACACCAGTTGATGCAAGTGGTGCGGGTATAAGTTTAAGTGGCGCATCTGGCAGATACACAAAAATTGGTAGGCAAGTTTTTCTTAATGGTACTTTTGGAGTTTCACCAAATTCAAATGGCTCTACTGCATCAATAGGTGGACTTCCTTTTACCTATGGTTCAAATTTCATAGACATTGGAACAGTCCTTAGAAATGATAAATCTTTGACTGTTTCAGTATTGGGTGGTGGTTCAGGTGCAAGTAACTTCACCATGTTAAATCATGGCACATATACAAGTTATCCAACAAACACACAAGTTTCTGGTGGAACATTTACGTTTTCATTCTCATACGCAGTTTAAAAATAACTAGGTCGGATGGCTTAGTCAGACACTAACTTAAAAGGAAATCATCATGTCACTTACCAAAGAAACAGTAGTAGACCAAATAACAGTAACCGAGAACGGCATTGTTCTTTATCGTGAGGCAACTCGCATCATGGAAGATGGCAATCAGTTGAGCCAAACATACCATCGTTCAAGCCTTACACCCGCACAAGACCTAACAGGTGTTCCAGCCAATGTTGTTGCAATCTGCAATACAGTCTGGACTGCTGAAGTTATTGCGGCTTATCAGGCGGCACAGGCTGCGGCTGAAGCGGCTCGTAACGCATAAAGGAAATAGTCATGGCAACACAATCACAAATTAACGCATCATTGGGGTTGCCTCCTGGTATCAATCCAGATGGCTCTTGGAATGCTCAAGACTACATGGAACGTAGAGTTGCGGGACAAGTAGACACACAAGCCCAAGTCAATGCGGCTTTAGCGGCTAATCCATATTCTGCACAAAACATGGCTAAAGTCGATGTGACTAGGCAAGGGCAGTATGTAGATGATCCTATTACTGGAGAAACAGTTGCATTAACCAGTTACTCTCCTGGCTTTGACATTAACAACAAAACAGCATTGACTTATATTGGTGAAGGTCTTGCTAGGGGTGGTCAAGACTCTACATCACAACAATTTCTTGCAATTGCAACTCCTGCACAAAAGGCTGAAGCTGATAGATTGTGGTCTATTGAAAAGGCTCGTCTTGAAGAGATTGACAGACAAGCGGCTTTGGCGGCACAGGGGCTTTCTTTAGTGCGGCAAGCACATCA